CTAACTTTGTATCCATACCAATGGTAGTTTCTGCATGATCTTTAGTTATCTTAATACCATGTTTAGAGTGTTCGATTACACGAAGAAACTTAGGAATAACACCGCCAGCACGCTCAATTTGAATCATGTCACCTAATCCAAGATTATGTTCTTCGATAATACCTAGATTATGTAGAGTAACTCTAGAAATTGTAGCATCTTCTAAAACTACGGGATCAATAACTGCTGTAGGATTAACGGTACCAGTTCTACCTACTACCCACAACACATCTTGTAAAGTAGTAATAGCTGTTTCTGTTTCACGTTCTTTAAGAGCTACTGCAAATTTAGGAAACTTAGACGTATAACCTAATTTTAAACATTTAGCGTAAGAATCAGCACGGTATACTACACCATCCATAGGATAGGTCCATGCATCATCTTCCATTACTGTAAAGAATCCCATATTCTTAACAATTTCCATACGAGCTTTGTACCCAAAATGAGCACCTAACCAGTCATGAGCAATAAATATGATGTTACGCTCTGTAAACTCTATAGCAGATTTAAGACCGAGCGCACCACTGACGTAGTTTCTAAAATTTTCTACGTCATTATCAGTTACACACTCACCATTAATTACTACTTCATCATATTGTGTATCTATACGTGTAGGTATATTAGCAATAGCTACTGCCAAATGTGTAACATCTTCTCCACGCTCGCCATTACCACGAGTTAGTGCAGTAGTTAATCTACCATTAGTATAGATTAAACTAAGATTAGTGCCATCAATTTTTGGAAGTCTAACATCCATAAACGCATCAACTTCACCTATATCATATACTTTACGTAACGAATATAAAGGATACGGATGAGTTACTTTGCCTGCCTTTCCACCAACGCGGAAAGTAGGAGAATCATGATCACGCCAACCTTGGGCGGATTCCATAGCTTCTAGATTATCATACAGTTGATCAAATTCTGCATCTGTAATTTCAGGTGCATAATCATCATAGTATAGTTTACTATGTTCTTGTATAAGTGTTTTAAGTTCTTTATAAATCATATTATGAATATAGAACAAAAATAAGCATTAAGAAAGCTTAAAATAACTTTATAGATTGTTATCGTGTATATATAATTGAAGAAGAGCGTAATGTAACACCTTCATTAGATCTTTACGAGCATCGTCTCTCGTACCTTTATTTAAATATCTACTTGCATATTTATCTACATTACCCATACAAAATCCGGTGCCATGACCTTTATCTATAATATTCTCCATAGATTGAATTTTATTTGTATTATAGTGAGAAGCATAAGTGCTATCAATATAGTCTGTAAACTCTTCTATCAGTTTGTCTTCATTAAACTTATAGATATTTGTTTTAGGTCCAATAGTTATAGAACCATCTTTTTGACGTTCCATGGTAACTTTAAAACCTAAATCTTCAATTTCCTCTTTTGTATATTGGTTGTGACCATGTCCAGCAGTAGAGTCCCAACCAATTGTTTGTGGTTCTGGTCTTATATCATTTGGAGATATTGATTTTTCCATTTTTTTTTCAATTTTCCATTTATCTGTTGTTCCTTGGTGTCTACCATATACGACACCATCTACTCGTTCATAAATTAATCCTACATCTTTTTCAACAGCATTCTCTTTTATTCTTCTTCCCATATAATCATGGTATCGCTCTTGTTTTTCCAAGATGCTATCCTATCTTCTTTTTAATAGCTTCTAATAACTTACTTAGATTTTCCTTTTTATTAAGATTAGTTCCCAGTACTTCTAATCCTAATAATTCTTCAAGCTCTCTTAACATAACTTTTACAGTTTGAGATCTATCTTCTTCATGAATTTCTGGTTTTTCATATATTTTAAGTTGTACCAGCTTACTAATTACACTTCTATAACCTTTACCAAAATGTGTAGCAAGTCTATGTACATCTTTAATATTTTCTTCTTGATAAAGTCTTTTAAGCTCTGATTCATGATCGTCATTCCAAGCTTTAATACTCATATTTATTCTCCAATTCTAATTCTAATTCTAATTGATTATTCCAAACATATCTTTGAGCTACAGCTTCTGCTGCATCTTCAAGTAATGGTATTAAAGAGCTTACTTCATCAGCAGGTATAGAAAATCCTGATTTTGTAGGAAACCACTGTCCAGTATCTCCGTCCATTGTGTACTCTCTTATATGTAAGTATAATTTATCTCTAAACTCATTTACAGTTACTTTTACTGCATTTCCGTTTGGCTTATGAAATGCAGTACCAAAATCTATATTCATATATTAACTACTTTTTCTGTATTTAAAAAGTTTTTTATCCAATCTGTTACTGGATATAATTTAAATATCTGTACCAAAGCATATCTAATTTCTGTATTTGACTTGTTTAACATTCCGTGTTCTACTAAGTCTGGATCAAAAAATATTGTCTCACCTTGTTCTAGTGTATAAGAAGTAAACTCTTCTTTATACTTAAATTTATATATAAAATCTTTACTAGCTGTAAGAGCGGTAATACTTCGAATCATATAGTCACTTTTATTTTTTACAGCAGTGTTATTACCGTCAGTATGCATAGGTATTTCTTGACCAGGAAGTTGCTTATGTATACGTACTCTAGTAGTTTCTAATTTAAAATAATCTGTTAATTTTTTAACTTGTGTTATTTTATCATATAACGCGGTATATTTAAATTGATTAGGATTTTCTAAAGGATTAGATCTATAAAAGTCAAATACACTACCTGTCTCACTTTTCACTGATATAGCATCTACATGTCCTGCTAAGTCTTGATCTGTATGTTCTACAAACTTTAATTGTTTAACCCACTTATTATCAAACTCTAATCTTGTTTTAGCTTTTAGTAACATAATTTTTTATCTGACCTCCTTCTACTGGTTTATCTAGATAATCTTTTCCTAGTATCCACATATCAGGATTTCTTTTTTTAATTTGTGTAATCCATGTATTATAACTATTTGATACTCCTTGTAAACCCTGCATATAATGAGCATTAACAGTATGAAATGCATTACTCCACCAAATTACACTGTTTGAATCATATGGAACTATTTTTTTAGTTATAGATAAAGGACTTTTACAAATATCTACATGTGTGTAGGTATGTTTTAATTTTTTATATTCTTGCCAATGACTTTTTATTTTATTCTCATCTCCCCACCAAGCTATTTCTCTTTGCCATAAAAAATCATCTGTTTCATTTTCTGTAAGAGTCCCATGTGTTTCATTAAAATTATATTTTTTCCTAGCCCAATTTATAAATGCAGGATAATCTTCTCCATTCCACTGTTTTACCATCATATTTTTATAAGCTAATGCGGGTTTGCTATAGTCAAAAAAGTTTACAGTAGTATCTTCTTCAAATCCAAAGGTATTTAATATCATATGAGGTTTGAAACTAGCAGCTACAGAGTATAGATGTTTAATAGGTTTATTTAGTTTACAGTATTTTAAATCTAAATAGGTTTCCGTATTCCATAAAAATACACATTCTGGTGCATAAGCAACAATATTATTTATCCAAGATAGTTGTTCTTGTAAAGTTTCAATACTACTAGTAGGATAAATAAATTCTTTTGCATCTCTAATTTTAGGGTGAAAATTATATACTGTTAAATCATTTTCTAAACTAGTATTTATAAAGTTCCAGCCATCAACTAAGGGAGTACACACTTTTGTATCCTGTGTAGGCATTAAAGATAGTGGAGTATAATCATCATGTATATCTTTAGCATGTCTATTAGCAGCAGCTAAATGCTCTGGTTTGTCTAATTTATGTTTAGCCTCTCCCCATACAGGTTTATCAAACTTTTTATAGTAGTTTAGATTGACTAAAATACACTGTTTGTGTAATCCGTAATAACCGTTACCTTCTGCCCAATTACTATTTGGAGTTTCTTTATCCATAATATGTCCTGTGATAAAGAAGTTCTTTTTAGTCATCCATTTTTCTATAATTTTAAAAAATGAACCATCTTTAACAATATGACCTACTGCTTGTACTATACAATATTCTACATTATATTCTAATGCTTTATCTAATACGTCATTAACTGACTTACCATATATTATAGGTCCAAAGTATTTGAATCTTGTAAAAAATTCTGTAATTTCTTTACGTTTTTCTTGTATAGTCATATTTCTAGATGCAAATTTTGGGTCATCAAATATTGCTACTACATAGTTTTTATTGAGTCCCATTTTTCGCATAACTACGCTCTACCAATTCTTTAAATTTTTTTGTAGTTTTACCATGTACTATTATATGGTATCTATCTTCATTACTATTATTATATACTGCATGGGTATTACCCACATCTAATAGTAATGATTTTCCTGACGCAAAAGGTAAATAACCTTTATGGCCTTTCATTTTAAAATTACAACCTTCAGGATTATTCAGTGCTATATTAATAGGAGACAGTCTATGTTCAAAAGAGTCTTCATGTGGTGTAATATACCCTTGAGGCTCTAATAACATAAAACGTACTCTATAATATGTATCATAAGGAAAATAATACTTAAAAAACTCATGAGTTATAGGACATCTAGCACATATTTCTGTCCAATTATAAGGAGTTTCGTTATTTGATTTATATCCATATTGTTCGTAGTGATTAGTTTTATACGGATCTATTCCATGGATACAGAGACTTCGCCACCCTTTATGTCTGTATCCTCCTCCACCATTATCTTCATCTCTATGCTTAACAAACTCATCTTTAAGATTTATAGCTTCTTCTAGCATATCTTCATGAGGTATTGTTAGATCAAGTTCAAGCCAAGGTAATCCGCTTTCTGTTACTATTTCTTTATACTTCATATCATAGACTCATCAAATGCAAAACTTGTTCCACAACCACAACTAGCTTTTGCTCCTGGATTTTCTACTTTAAGTTGTTTACTTAATCCTGATGTGTCTAAATCTATGATACTTCCATATAAATATTTTAGACTAATAGGATCAATAACTGAGGGTGGATTTTCTGAAAATTGTATATCATCTTTTTTAGGGTGTATTTCTACATCAAAAGCATAATTAAAACCAGAACAACCTCCACCATCAACTGCAAATCTAAAATACTGCCCTTGCTCAAGTATGTCTGTTATATAGATTTGTGCTTTCATTGTTATCTTTGGTAGCTGACCCTCAACTTCTTCATTAAATATAGGTACATTACCATGAAAATCATTAATAATTTTTTTATCTAAAGATTCTACTAAGTTTGGTGGTGGTGGAGGATTATTTTCTAATTCAGTAAAAAATTTATCTAGTTCTTCTGAATAATCAGTCATATAGATTCCTTTATTATCTAACAGTACTTTCTCTACTTGCAATTTGTCTAAATACTTCTAAATAAATATTACTTATGTTTTTCCAAGTATTATCAAGCATACTATTTTCTGCTTTTTCAGCTAGTTGATTCTCTCTAGTATGAGAGTGGTATATTGTTCTCATTATATTTGATAAATGATCTTTATTAGGTTCATGATAGAATGAGTGAGTACTCATATTAGTCATAGCATCTCCTGGTTTCATAGCAAATACATTTTGATTAGTTATATCCATATTACTTCTTTGAGTTGCAATTTTATAACCAGAATCTTCTGTAATAAAGTCATCCGTAGGGCCTTGCGCAGATACTATAGGTACACATCCACAAGCTATAGCTTCTTGAATATGCATCCCAAATCCTTCGGCTCTATACGGATGTACTATCATCTGTGAATTTTTAAATATAGAAGCTATTTCAGTATCAGATAAATCATCGTTAATGTATATTACTTCTGCACAATCTGTCTTGTACTGCATTTTAATAGTTTCATTTAGTATGTTACTTTGCCCATATATTTTAGGATTATCTTTAATTATTAATCTAACATTATCATATTTTTTAAATGCCTCTTTCCAAACATTCATCAGAATATCTAGACCTTTTCTCCACTGAGAATTTCCTAGATATACAAAATTAAACTTATCTGACTTAGCATATTTATCTGGATCTGGTGTAGCTTCGGTATTAAATATATTATCATTATAGCCATTTGGTACTACATATAGATTACCAGGTTTCATACCTGCTTGACCAAATATATTAGCTATATATTTACTAGGAACTATTAATGCATCTGCAAATGTTTCAAATTTATATTGCCATTCAAAAGGTACTTTATTATATTCCCATGGCTGTATATAGATAACTTTAGTAGTATCTGATGTAGGCCAGTTCCAAATAGGAGGATAAGTATGTCTAACTTGTATATCTGGACTGTTTCCAAGGTCTATACTCTGTAATTTTTTTAATTGTTTGACTATATTTTTATCTACTTGATACTCAGGATCATAAGCATCTAATGCAGTAATTCCTATCTCAATATCAGGATGCAAGTTACTAATATTAGTAACTATATTTCTATTAACAATAGAAAGAGAGTGATTATCATAAAATTTTCCAACAAATTCAATTTTCATATTAGTAAGCCCATTCTCTATGTTGTCTAATGTAGTCTTCTACTTGATCTGTATTAATAGGCACTAATTTAGGCCATTGAGCTTCACCTAGTCCTGATGTTTTAAAATTACGTAGATCTGTATAGTTATCAAGAGTAACCTGATTCCATACATTATAAAATGGATCTTTTTCTACAAGATCAGAATGTCCTATATTATTAATCTTTTGATGCAGATCTTCTTTACTTCTACATAGACTCCAATGAAGAGCTACGAGCGGGGATAACAATCTATTATGTCCTGCAGAACTTTTGTTAGTCCATCTAGCATATACAAAAGTACTATCATCAGAAGTTACTATGCCTTGATTTTCCCCAAAAAAAGGCGTGTCATCTTCATTAGCTATTACTAAGGTGGTATCATCAATAGTTTTATAAGGAGTTGCCCAAGTCATACAAATATCTGCCTTTGTATAGTATCTTTCCACTAAAGGACAAAAATCATAGAAAAATTCTTTAGGATTAATTAGCCATTCATCAGCATCAAAAGAAAAAATCCAATCATTAGAACAGTTAGACTTTAAAAAGTTTCTTTCATAATTATCATTTTCTATCGCAACCTCACCTTTAACAAAATCTTCTTCAATGATAGATATTTTACTATCACCATCAATAGCATTTAACTCTGACCATAGTTGTGACTCATTAAATGAAAAACTATTACCACTCCAGGTTTTTCTATTTTTATCTAATCCTAGAATAATTTCATCTACATAATTATAGTATCTTTTAATACTTTCTGGTAAATAACTTGCATCATAGCTTACTAAGCTAATAACTGACTTCTTTTTCATTTATGCCTCTTTTTTAGGTTTAAACATTGTTTTTTTGAAAAGTATAATTCTTATCCCATTAAACCAGCCATTAGTATTGCCCATAGTTCTAACGGTTTTTTCTTCTTCGTGTAGTATCTTATAATGATCTTGATATTTAGCTAAAGATTGTGTCAAAGGTAGCGCAGAATCTTCTAAAGAAGTGTTTGTAAAAACTACTAGACATTCTTGTGCTAAATTAGGAAAAACTTTTTCAAAAAAGTTTTCATAAGTTTCCTTTGTTACTGGAGTTACATCAAAATGTACTATATTAAATTTTGGTAATTTTTTATAGTTTACTGACTCAAAACTATCTTCAATAAAATTAACATTTGATTCTTCTGTACTTTGGTCTTTTACATTGTGTAAGTTTAGGTGATGATCAAAAACATCTCTCATACTACTTTTTATAACAAAATTATCAATTCCGACACATTTAGTTTTATGATTACCAGCAGCAGCTGATAGTAATGTACCCCCACCTTGTACACCTATCTCAAGATAATTTACATTATCTGCTGCGCACAAATTATTTAATAGATGTCTAATTTCTTCTGAAGACTCTCCCATTATTGTTTGATAATGAAATTGCAGTAATTTAGATTTATTCTGTGCTGCTAGTTCCAACGCTGCTTTTATCCAAGCCACATTTAATTTAGCCATTATTTCCTCCTTCTAAAAAGTAAGTTATCTATAAAGTAGAATGGTATGTATAATACAAGAAATACTGTAGATATAATTACAAAAGGAATAAAAACAAATAAGAGGCAGATAATTAACCACATAAACACAAAAAATACTAATATAGGAGCATTATTTGATGGTTTAAGTTGTTTTGCCTCTTGTTTAATTCCAGTCCACATTTCTTCTTTAGATATATATATCTTATCCATTTTTAATTTCTTTGTCCAGCATTTTATAAAATTTTGAATTTGCCCATTTAGATTTCAATGTTTCTAAATTTCTGGCTTCCATGTTTGCTTTAGATTGATCTTTTACTCTTTTATTATCTCTAGATTCGTGATGGTACAGTCTTATTGGGATCTGATAAATTTGTTCTCCTGCTTCACGAGCTGTTAAACAATAGTCTACATCTCTATTATATGTCCATTCATATTCCGGTGAAAAGTTACCCACAGTATTTAAAAAACTTCTTCTTAAATAACAGCCACCAAATGTAGTCCAAGCTACTTCTCTGACTATATCATACTGTCCAGTATCTAATTTAAGATTATTTTTAAAGGTAGAACTATTTTCTAAAACTAACCCGCTACCAAAATGATCAGGATTTCCATTAGTAAAAGTACCTCCTGCACATTGAATATAAAATTGTTTTTGTTCATTCTGCGCAGGATAAAGTAATAGACATCCAAACATACCTGCTTCAGGATATTTTTTTACATAGTCTAAAACTTCAACAAACCAATTATCATGATGAGGAGTCATATCTGCATGAAGAATAAATATATCATCTTCAGGATATTTATTCCACATTTTTTGATACATAAGATCTGATCCTATACCTGCTTCATCTTGTTCATAATGTACATCTAGTTCCCAAAACATATCCTTATGTTGTGATATTTCTTGTTCATATACATATGGTGTAATTATTTTAACTGTCATCTTTTACTCTTTCTTCTCTTAATTGGCAACCTTCTGGTATGTATCTTACAATCGTTGCCTTATTTACCAAATAGTTATCTTCTTCTCCTGATGCTACATATTTGCGAGGTTTTGGATTATACTTTTGATTTTCTGGGTGAAAACATAAAACTCCTTGTCCTGCACCTATAGCCCAACAAACATACTTACATTGCCAACAATCACTACTGTACATTCCAAGTTCTACCTTCAGGGTATTCTTCCAAGAACCACTCAATACCTTCTAAGTAATCTTTGTCTTCATCATTCATATAACTTCTATACACATTTACTTGCGCCATTTTTGTTACTACATTGTGCAGATTTTCTAAATGTGCATCACTTTCCATCATGGCTTGCAATTCATCCATCAGTGGTGTAATTTTTTCTTGAATTTTAGTCATTTTTTACTCTTTCTTTTGTTAATTGACAACCTTTAAGTTAAAAGTTTATAAAGAGAGTTTGCTAGTTTAAAATTATTTTCTTTAGTCATGTGATTAGGATAAATTGAGGAGTCCCCTACATTATGTAATTCTAAAGATTTTCTTATAATTATTCCATTATTAAAATCATACTTGGCACTTTCAAATGAAAACAAGTGTATTATCTTTCCTTTATAATGTTTTAGCACTTTTTCATCAAACCAAAAAAAATCTCTTTGTTTGCGGTCAACAGCTAAATCATGACTATGTAGATATTTGTAATACTCATAAGCTACTGCATGGATTTTACTCTTGTGTTTTTTATTTTCAGCTGAACTCATATTGATTGATTCTGTTTCATGATAGATTCTATGTGGCTCAGTCCAACAAAATATTGTTACATGTGCTTGTGAATTAAATGTTTTAATTGCGTGCTCATAGGCTGTTCCTTTTTTGCCTATTCCATAAATTTTATAGCCTAACATATTTGATAAAATTATAGTCCAACTTTCTTTATCTTTACTGGCACAGAAAGAATCACCACAAAAATTTATTGTTTGAGTCATTTTATTGTAGTTAATTTATTTAATATTTCCCATGTATTTTGCCAATCTTTAACATGATAGTTTGTGCCTTTATTAGCTTTTGCAAGAGAATAATCATTTCCATGTTTGTCCATTCTATCTCCAAAAAAAATTATATTATCACTTTTGTTAAAATCTATGAGTATTTGGCTTTTATCTACACCTTTTGGTCCTATATCTATTCCTGTTTCCCCACCTGCTGTTGCGCTTAGTGTTGGAAATCTTAAATTAAAATCATGTACAATATGATTACGTTCATTATACTTTTTATCCCATTCTATATACAACATACGTTCTGCTAATATAGCATTACGACCTACTATACTAAAATTAAGCATGCCGGGGCGTTCTTCTATGTGTAATCCAGTTCGTAAAACAAAATCACTTTCTTCTAGTCTATCTTCTAACCAAATTATTACATTACTAGGAATTTTCCAAGTAATAGTTCTTATATTTTGATCACCTTCATAAACATCACAACCAGAACAATTATAAACACGTTTACATTTAAAGTAAATATATTCTCCTACTTGTTCAACTGTTTTAATACGATCACTTCCTGTGACTAAATAAACATTATTTGTTTCACAAAATTTACTAAACCATATAGCAAACTTTTTATTCATACGCTTACGACTGGGTGTTAGTGTTCCATCAACATCAAAAATATATTTATACATTAAATTAATTTATCTGTCCAAGTTTTAGGAGTGTCTTCAGTAATTAATTCTAAAGGAAGGTGATATTCAAATTCTTTTTTGATAGGTCTAATCCAACCAATCATATCTTTAATAGTTTGTTCTGTACTTGTTGTAGCATTATAGTTAAATTCTTTTCTAATTTTATCACTTAAACAATATGCATCTTTAACTTCCCTAGGTCTATCAGGGTAATAATCAAGAGATCTATAAGTTTCACAATGATGTAATACTAATGCTGCAAGTTGTTTAATACTCATTTCATTATCATCAGGCCCAATATTAAATACCTGTCCACATAAATCTGTTCTGGTACTTTGTATAATTCTTTCAACAGCTATAATACAATCTCGTACATCTGAAAATGAACGTTTTTGTTCTCCATCACCATATACAATTAAATTTTTATTATGTAGCGCTCTGTTAATCATTATTCCTACTACATTTCTAAAAGGATCATAGTATCTTTGCCCTACTCCTATAACATTATGAGGTACTACTGTGACATACTGTAACCCATGTATTTCACTTAACATTTGTAAGTGTTGTTCTGCTTGTACTTTAGCTAGTCCATAAGGGTCTACTGGTTTAGTAGGCATATCTTCTGTAAATGGCGCAACTTGGTCTCCATACCTAGCCATAGAAGAACAATTAATAAATAGTCTAACTTTGTTGTGTAATGCCGCTATTGCCGTACTTATTGTTCCAGATACAATGCTTGTAGCTGTTACTGTAGGAGAAAATACACTTAAACCCTCATAAGGAAGTGATGCAGTATGAAATACTACTTCACATCCTATCATAATTTCTTTCATAAGTTTGGTATCAAGTATATCTCCTCGATGATATACACATTTTGGAGTATCGGGTACGTTACCTTCAACTCCTCCTATCATATTATCAATTCCTACAACTTCATGACCTTTATTAATTAGATGTCTAGCCATTCTACTACCTAGTAATCCACTAACTCCCGTAATAAAAACTTTCATTACCATTTCCACTTTCTTTTTTTATAATAATTAACTAACTTAATAATTTCTTCATCAAAATTCTTTTGAGGACTCCAACCATAATTTTTAATAGACTCACATGATATTGAATATCTTACATCTTGTCCTGGTCTATCGTACTTATAATCTATATGTTCATTATAATCTGGTATATCTATATCTATAGAACCCATAAAATAAGCATTTATAATTTTTGTAACAGTTATAAAATTTGTTTGTTCATAATCTGATTGTATATTATAAATATTATTTCTACACGCTTTTTCATACAATAAAATAAATGCTTCTGCTGTATCTTCTACATGAGTCCAAGATCTGATAGGTAAGCCTTTATTATGTACTTTAATTTTTTTATTTCTTTGTAATCTTCTAACTGCAGTAGGTATTAGTTTTTCTGGATATTGATTAGCTCCATAATTATTAGAAGGTCTAGCAATTATATATTCTAATCCGTGAGTTCTAGCCCAACTTTCAATTAACATATCTGCAGCAGCTTTAGTAGCTGCATAAGGATTACTTGGGTTTAGTGTAGATGTCTCATCAAAACTTCCTTCCACTGTATCTCCATATACTTCATCAGTTGACACTTGAAAAAACAATGGTTTATTATTTTTAATTTGAACACTTTTATGAGTTATAATTTCTAATAAGTTTTTTACTCCTGAAATATTAGAATCAATAAACTTATCTACATTCATTATACTATTATCAACATCAGATTCAGCAGCAAGATTAAATACCACATCACATTCCGGCAATCTTTTAATATCTTTAATATCTTGTTCAACAAATTTAAAGTTAGAGTATTCTAACTTTAAATCAGTAAGTTCGTCTGTATTAGCTACATAAGTTAATTTATCTATACCATATACTAACCAACCTTTTGAAAGTAATAATTTAGTAAAAGTAATACCAATAAATCCTGCACATCCTGTTACTACAGCTATTTGTTTAAACAATCTTCTACTCCCTCTGTAATTCCTATACAGTTTATATGTTCAAATGTAAATGTAGCTCCTGGTAGTCCTCTAAGTGGTTTATAATATTTTTTAACTTCTCTCTCTGTTTTATCATTAGAAAAAGTATCTTTAAATACATAAGGCAAACAGGTAGGAAAAAATGATTTAGAGTAGTTAGGCCAAAAATCACCTTCATGATTAATCATTTCATAACGCAATTTATAATAGTTATTTTGGTACATTTCTTTTAAAGTATTTATATCAAATTGATCCCACCATTGTAATATAGCGGCAGCACTTATATCGCTCATTTTATAATTACTACCATATTCATTAAATGACTGATCTAATTTTCCAAAATTACAAGCAGCTCTAACATGAGTTTCATATTCTCTATCTATAATAGCTAGTCCACCTTCTCCGAACCCTAAAGGTTTAGTATGGTGTAGAGAAATATAACTAGCAGTTCCAAGATTACAGCTATTAGTGTCATTCCAAAAAGAGTATGGAGTAGCTGCATTATCAAATATTAATTTTTTACTTCTGCCCTCAGTTTTAGCAATTACTTCATCTAAATTTTCTAAGTGTCCAAAACAATTTGTTACTATAACTAAGTCTGATGACTCTTGTAAGTATGGATCATCTAAATTAATACAGTATTCAGAGTTAAGATCTGCTATAATTGGACCAGAGGCTGGTCCTTGAGAGTTTGAAGGAAAAGTAAAATCTGAAGTAGATATTCTATATTGATGATTATCTTTTCTTATCATACCGTATAATATAGCATGTAAAGCTGATGTCCCACTAGAAGTAGCAATAACAGCTTTACTATCATCAATTTTTAACATATACTTAGCTCGTAACTCAAGTTCACGAACAGCCCAACCATCATTAGTAAATTGATTAGTTGTTTGTGCAGTAATTAAGTATTCAGCAAATGCGTCATGATTTAAATTTTTCTTTAAAATAAAAGGTATCATAAATCTTTCCAATTTCTAAACGGAGATACCCAAGGATCTACACAGTGAGTTGCAAGAGCAGGCATAGCAGATACAATACTTTTATTAGCTTGTTCTAATAATTTAAATTTATTATGATCACCTAAATTAAAATGAATATGCTTATCTTGTTTAAAATCTTTTACACGACCTGCAAAAGTTCCACAAGTACTAGGAACAGTTCTCCAGTGACAATAATTAGAAATTATTATCTGACTATGTAAACCTACATATCTTTGTGAGTATTTATCAGGATGATCATAAAGAGATACATAGTTTAACGAGGGATACACATCATAAACATTTTGTAGTGCAGTAGGCCATCCTGAAAGATGTAGATAATCATCTTCTACCATATAAATAATATCATTATCATCCCAGTTATCAATGTTTGCATATATAAATTCATACATTAAGTGTCCTGCAGCTTTTTCATTATCAGGAGCTTCTACGCGTTTACGATAAATATTACCTGCATCATCATTATCTTCATAATATAAATCAGCTTCTTCCCATTCTTTTAGTAGTTCAGGTAGTTTTTCATCTGAGTTAATCTCTAGAATATTAGCGTGATATCCCCATTCTTCTACTCCCTGTAACTTTCCATCATATAAAACCCAAAGTTCACTATCTTCTTTGGTAGCAACTAGGTTTTCCCAACAACTTCTATAATGAAACCAATCAGGTCTATTATTATAATTAGTCGAGTTATGTGTTCTATAAATTATACGAATCATAGTTTTACCGGTTTATAAATGTAAGGATGAGGATACCCTCTTTCAACAAAATTAGGATCATACATATTATTAAATCTAAAATGTGCAGACCATCTAGTTCCTACTTCTATTGTACCACTTCTATGTACTAAATTAGAATCAAATATTAATACAGAGCCTTTAGGCACGTCTACTGCTTTAAATTCTAGTTCTTCTGTGTCTTTAACTTGTCCAAAACCTTCTTCAATATCAGAAGATAAATCACCTAATTTATGACTTTTTGCTACAACTTCTAATCTACCAAGCTCTTCAGTTATGTCTATTAGAGGAACCCAGCAAACTAGCGCGTCACTAGAGCCTTGCATAGATTTAGAATCCTGATGAGCTGGAGTAGTATGGTGTATTGCTTTATTAGCTGTATGTTTATTATTAAAAAATACTACAGGACGAGTACAAATATTAACTAAAGGATCTTTCATAAAGTTTCCTACTTTATATCCTAACATTACTCCTAAATGATGAAGTTGTAGATTCCATTGAGCATGTTTTGCACAATTTAAAAATCTATCGTTATGCTTTTCGTACAGCTCTATAATATCAGTACTGTTTGTATATTCTACTTGTGACATGAATAATGCAGTTATACTATTTTTAACATCATCTAAAAATTGATGTTCTACCATTTTTGGTATAATAGCATATCCGTCTTCTTCTAGTTGCGAAATATATTTAGGGTTCATAATTTATCTATATCCATTGTTGCATGTGCTATACCAGTTTTTCCAAAACCATTACCATTATAAAACATATGAAGTTTATCTTTATAAGGAATTATTGCTGGGTAAGCACACATAATTGACTCAAATTCTAGTTCTTGTACTATACCAAATTTTGTATCTCTTGACCAGGCATAACCATCTTTAGAAGTGGCATGCTGTATAGTATAAGCATGTTCAGGATTAGTTCTAAATTCAATACTATTTCTCACAGAAAACCACATATGAAAAATGTCTTTATGTTTATACACTGTAGCAGCAGAAATACCTGCTTCTTCTCCACGTAGTTTTATTGTAGGTACAACTGATTTATTCCAATATATACCATCTTCTGAAGTAGCTAGTCTAATATTATAAGAAGGTTGCAAATTACCATTTTCATCTGGCAACCATTTATTACAAGATAAGTAGTAACCCATATATACATTATTAAGTTTAATTACGCATATAGTGCCTGAATATCCTTGATCTATTACATTTGGAGAAAGTATGGGTCCAAGTTTTTTAAACTTAGCATTTAAACCTTCTTCTGCTACAGAACAATAATTGTAGTAAGGAACATCTTGTCTTATAGTCCATCCTATGTAGTATAGTTTATTTTCAAATTTACAGACGGGCATAACACCTGCTGAATCAGTACTTCCAGGCTTACCAGCTACTAATATTTGTTTAGCAGGAGCTAGTATTTTAGATGGTTTACCTTTTTTTACGTCAATAAAATATCCTTCATTTTGGTTTAATTTATTACGAGAAGTAAAGTATATCCTCCAAGAACAATTTCTTTCTTCTACTACAGGTAACTGTGCTTTTTTATCAGAATAAATAATACCATGTTTATTCCACATTCTTTAATCTCCGTGCTGGACTTCCTCTATACAAACCCCACGGTTCTGTAATATTTTTAGTTACAGAAGTATCCATAGCTAACATGGTGCCCTCTGCAATTTCCATAAAATCACGTATGGTAGAGTTGACTCCTAACCATGCATATTTACCAATATGACAGTGTCCGGACTGTACAACATGAGAAGTATAAAATACATGATCGTCTATAATACTATGATGCCCTACATGATTTCCAGCCCACATAACAACATTATTACCTACTGTTGTTTTATATTGTATATTAGTAAATTCTTGAATAAAGCAGTTATCTCCAATAGCATTTTTATTCCAAATTCTAGCATCATGATGTATAAAAGTAGGCATTGAGTATCCACGACTTTTGCATGCTCTATAAATTTTTGCTCTTGTTCTATTATCTGCTAATGGAGCAAACATATCATAATCAGTTGCAGGATAATCCTCTGCTATTGTAGCAAAATCATGCATAGGTAAACCAAAAGCTGTATCTGATTCAGGATTATCTTTAGTAAATCCCACAACTCTTTTACCCCAGTAAAATTTAGCCATTTCAGCTAAATCTCTATCTCCAAATACAATAATTGGTTTAGTCATTATTTGACTCCTTATAGTCAGGTCTGTGATTAGCTCCTTGTGCAGCTTTTTCTTGATGATTTTTCATATCTTGATACTGTTCTTCAGTAAGCTTAGCTAAAATGGTTAATCCCATACACTCATTAGTATGATAGTATACCATCCATTCTTCATTTTCTTCTAAAAATTCATTGATAGCTGGAACAATTTCTTGACCACAACCCACTGTATCATGAAATACTAAATATTTTGATGCTTTATTACCATGCAGTTTAAGCTCTGCAGATAGTTGATCATATGTATGATCTGTATCAAACATAATCATATGGGCTGATATAATCTCTATGTCAAGAGAACTAGCTTCCATAAAATTATGAATTACATTATTTTCTAATGCAATATCTTGAAAGTGTTTTAGTGTTCCAGGACCGCCAAATTTATCAGGATGTATATGATCAATTGAGTGAATAATAGCTCCTGGTGTTATTGTTAATTTTCTAGGACTAGCTTCTACAAAACAAGTATTTCTATCTGCCATACCTGTTAAAAATGCCCAACTAGCACCTAGCTCTCTAACACCTAACTCATAAATAATACTACAATCAGCAGCAAAATCTCTTAACACAGGAAAATGAAAAGCCATATCAGATAAGGCATTTCTACTATTGGGGGCAATTTCAGATTTTTCATTATAAATTTTAAGTAGTTCGTCTGTTATCATTTTTCTATTAACTCATATTTATTTAAATTATTTTTTATATTCTCAGTTTCAAATCTGAAAAGTAAATCTATAATTGATGTTGCAGGTAATATGTCTTTTCTATTTATAAATCTCAAATGTATAGGATTAAATAGTTCTTGTGTATAGAAAGGTAAATTTAATCCTCCAATAGGATTAATATACATATTTGCACCTAACTCACTACATATAGTGATAATCTTTTGTTCTGCTTTTAAATGCTCTACGTCAAATGATGAAGATAAGTGCCATTTTGATGTTATATTAAGTATATCTGCTATAGTTTCAAAAATTAAAACACAAGCGTCTGAAAAATTTTTATCTTCTAATTCTTTTATAAGTGAAAAAAGATGAATAGAGTATTCTTCAAAATATGGACTCTTCTGATAGTTGTGTTGGATTGACCTAATTAATTTTGTAGACCAGCCTGACCCAACATAATGTTCGTTAATTTTTTTATTCTGAGAAATCTTACTAACTGGAATGGTAAAGATCTGCTCTTTACCATTAGTTGTAAGTTTGTTTCTATTCATCCAACCTTTTTTAATAAAAGTAACATCATCCATAAATACAAAATGATCTACAGCATTCATAAGTTGTAAGTATCCTATATATGGAAACATATAGGGTTGCATTATAGCTACCTTAATCACTTACTACACCAGATGATAAAGTGCAACAATTTGTAATATTATCAAATAGTATTTCTCCAGAACATAGTAAGTTAGAGTCTCCAGTAGATACTCCTTTAGAAATTGATGCATAAGGATGAAGTACATTATGCTGTTCTATAGAACAATTTACACCAATAGAAGAATATGCACAGAATAAATTAAAGCTACCTATATCAGTATTTGCATTTACCAATGAATACATTAAAAATAAATTACCAATACCCATTGTAGCGCTAATTGATTGATATGCATTAGGTGCTGATACATTAGGCCAATGATTTATTGTATGTTCGTAGTGTTCAGAGAAATGAAGATAAAATTCTTCTCTCCAATCTAAATTATCTGTTCCTATGATAAATTGAGCATTGTTAGGATATTTAAAAGTATCTACACCTTCTTCCCCAATGCAAAAAGCTTTATCATCTTTTAGGACGATAAAGCCTCCAAAATTATTTATAGAATTAGCTACCACTATTTGCTCAAACACTTCTTGAGAAAAGCTACCATTTCCAAGAATATATATTTTATTATCTATTTTATCCATTTATATTTTTTATAAATAAAACCTCTGTTAGTAGGCCCGTTCTGTTTCTAGGTGGAACCCATACCCACCAGCATCATGCGGCTAACGCATAACCTGTAGGAGCAAAATTATCATTTGCATTTGTAGTTGTCTTACGATTAAGGTTGTTTGCACACCTGCTTCTCCACTTAACTATACACTACCTGTCGATCCTATTTCAGCCCCATCAAAAATACACATTATGTACTTATGGTGGAGCTGTCGGGTACTGCCCCCGAGTCCAGTTCAGCTTTCATCTTGCTTCATTGAAGCGCTTAAATTCTTTTTCAAAGCCTTCTTGAGATATATAGGCTTCTTCATTGTACCATAGTCTTTTAAAGTATGAATCATAGCTTTGTTCTATAGTCTCTTTATCCACTCCGGTTAAGTGGCCTTTTACTATATAGAAAACTCTGCATTTTTCTTTAAAAGTTATCATAGTATTATCACATATTATTTACTGATATGCATAGGTAGTGATATTTCACTATTTGGACGGGTCGCAAAGTAATCAATAGTAATTCTGTTACTAGCATTACCTACTACGCTTTCAGTAGGACTAGGTGATGATTTGCTTGATATACAATTATGCCAGGTTACGCCATCAATACCACACATAACAAATGCCCTATTTTGTTTCCAAGGGGTAGTATGTTTTAAATTTTTATTTTTATCATAGACCATAGTACCTATATTATGTTGAGGAGATAAATAAGTTATAACACTTAAAACTTTATCAGAAGTTTCATCGTGAATACCTAATATCTGCCCTTGTTCCCAAGCATATTTAACAGAGATGTATGGTTTAAGTTGGGTATAACTTCTATAAGTTTTAAAATATTTTTTAATAAAGTCTTCGCCAGTATGCTTTAAAAAATAATTTGTAATTATAGAATCTTCATGAGGTTCATATGATAGTCTATTTGGTCTAACTATTACACGATCTAAAGGGCCATATGTTAGTTGTTTTTGTACTTTACATTTACCCCAACGCTCAGGCCATTGTGTAAAATATTTTTTACAATTATGCACTATATTATGTTGTATATAGTTCCAAGTTTCTTCGTCGTAGAAGTTATCAATAACCATATAAGGCCAAGGTTCTTCATGCTTTTCTATAACCCACTGATCAAGCATAGTCTGCTACCTTTCTTTATTGCATAAAATAACTGTCATCAATCAAAAATTCTTGAGGAGCAGATTCAGCAGACTGCCAATTAAATACTCTATAGTTATCTGCTTCTAAATCCCATACCAGTTCCATACCTTTTGGATACTGTTGTTCTGATCCTGTTCCTAGTACCATAGTACTAAGAAATTCTTGTGGTAAGTCATTTAGCTTAGCAAACACCATATCTCTTGACTCACCATTTTTCTTCTTAAATGTTCCTTTATACGCTCTCATTATTAACTCCATGATTTATATAAAACTATCATAGACAATTAATAACCGGTTAGCAAGCTTACATTAACTGTTTTTTAGTAGACTAACTAACTTTTTTGCAGCTATATCCCATTCTTTGTATGTAAATCTAAAATGATAATCAACACTGTTTGCTTTATAAAATAGTTTAATATATTTACTTTTTTTATAGTATTGACAATAAGTACTACGCATATCCCACTCATGTCTTATAGTGGCAGGACTAAATATTTTAATAGCATCTAGTTTATTCATAACTAGATTATGAACTAGATTATCACTTACTTTTAAACCTAGGTGTATTGTTTGAGTGTTGTGGTCTACCTGAATTTTTATCTTGTCTGGGAACATGCTTTTTATTCTTATTTCTATGTTTTTTCATAGCATTTTGTTCAGCACGAACCATACGTTGTTCTATTTGTTCGCGTTTTTTAAGCCAGCGTTTTCTACCAGCTTTTGCTTCAAGTCTGCGTTTTTCTCCTGGAGGAGTAAAATGTCGTTTTTCACGCACCTCTTTAACAACCCCCTCAAGAAGGAGCTTCTTTTTTAATATTCTTAATGCTTTGTCTACATCATTATTTCTTACAAAAATTTTGGAAGTCCTTGTTATATTTTTCAATTGTTGACTCATAATCTAAATATTTAAACTGTATATCAAATGTTGATTTTAATTTACTACAGTCTAATATTCCTCTAGTTTTTCCTGTGGGGCCTAATTTAACTTTAGTTTCAAACTGTTTATCACTAACTGTGTGAAGTGCTTTTCTAGTTCTACTGAAGTCATAACAGATATTATACGAACCCGGAATCCATTTGTCTACAATATTTTTGATTGCTAAAATAAAGTCCTCTATGAAAATACACCCCGCTTCTTCTACTAAAACAGGTTTATTTACTGAGACCTGTCTGTCAATATTCATCCATACAGAAAATTTACCATCTCCCATTCCATACACATGTATAGGTCTTAGTATCACATCATTGTTATTTAAAGTCTTTTCTGCTAGTATTTTACTGAGTCCATAAGGGTTCTCAGATGCTAAAGAGTATTGCTCGTCAATTACTTCTTCCCAAGTGCCATAAACCATGCTACTACTTATGTGTAAACACGGTGTATCAGAAAAAAAGGTTTTTATATTTTTAAGTCCTGAAACTATACTTCTATAAGTAAAGCCTTTAAAATATTGACTTAATATAGCTTCACACAAAGCACCACAGTTGATAATAAGATCATATTTATTATTTTTTATTTCATTGGTTAGTTCAAAAGTCCATTGTCTATATAATTTTCTAAACTTTAAATTAATTAAATCTAGTCTGTACCTTAAATTTATATTTCTATGATATGATTCGATACTATTAGTTTGTTGTAAACCTTTATTACCTCTATGAATATATTTATGCCCAGGATATGATTCTGTAAAATTATCTATAATGTCTATGGTATGCTGTTTTGAAAGTTCAGCTACTAAATGTGAACCAATAAAACCAAGTCCACCTGTAATTAAAATATTCATATAGAATTAAACCACTCTTTTAGTTCAGGTACAAAATCAGGAAAATTTGTTTTAGAATTTGCATTGTTAATTAAAGTTTTTTTCTTAAATTTATCAATGTTCTTAACATCTGACTTAATCATTAAACTTTTAAATAGATTGTTTTCAAACTTTGATAATATTGTAGGATGATCAGCAAATCTTTTGCTTATATTTTTAATAAACTTTGTTTTGATATTATCAGGAAGTATACTAGGATGCAAGTAACTTTGTTGACTTATAAGATATATTCCTACTTCTATATTGTTATTTATACCCCACTCAAATAAATCGCCTAAAGAAAATAAAGTGTATATAGTTGGAGTGGCATGAATTTCACTTATATGTTTTTTAATTTGTAACATGTTTGCAGAGACAGTATTCCAATCACTACCCTGTCTCTGATAATCATTAGACTCTCCAAAACCATCTATAGATGGTGATACTGATACATTAGCATATCTATCAAAAAAATTAGGTATATATTGTTTTTTAAAATATAAATTAGTACAATTAGAATTGTAAAATATACTCAGTTTTGGGTTTATACGATATGCTACATTTAAAAACTCATAATGATCTGCACATTGAAAAGGCTCTCCTCCACTTATACATATTAATTTAAGATTTGGAACTATATGTTTATAAAAATAACGTTTATCAGCTTTATTATTAAAAGTATTCCATACTAGTATTTTATATTTTTTTCCTACCAGTTTACGTTCTTGTAATCCTAAACTAGTACTAAAAGCAGGACTACACATATGGCATTTTAAATTACAAGTATTTGAGAATCCCATGTGTACAGATATGATGTTATTTTTTATTTCTTCTTCTAATCTGTTAGACCATATATGGTTATCTTCATTTTGCCAGCATACATTACAAATAGGATTTTGTATGCCTTGTTGTAAATCATTTTTTAGATCTGACAGATGATCACTTGCCAAATATTGTTCAACATTTTTAAATTTAACAGGTTTAGCTACACAGCAAGGAGCATAGCCGTCTTTTTCAAAGGACACCTCATTCCAAGGTCGAGAGCAAAATGTATTAATTAATCTCTCCTCAAACTATTTTTGAAACTCTGGAATGTAAATCATTTATATCAATAAACTGATGACAGGGAAGCTCAATTGCTTGTTCATAGAACTGATTTGCTGTGTCACAAGTATTTGTATTAGGTTTAAATACAGATTTAGCTAGTATTTTTTGTGACTTAAATTTGTTAATTACTGCTTGTTTTTCATTTTTATCTGTTAGAATTATAAAACGATGAAATATATAATTTTCTCCGCTTAGAAATTTATAGGGAAGATTATTTATATAGTAAGTAGCAACTGCGACTCTATGCTGTCTATACTTGTTTTGCTCAATAAGTTTTATGTCTTTATTTAGTACAGCTGCATTAATTGTATCTAAATAAGACTTTGTACCAATTTTTTCACCATTATCAGTGTGGGAACAAATGGTTTTAATTTTATTGTATACTTGCACATCATTAGTAGCTATAGCCCCTCCAGCTCCTAAACAGCCAGGACTCTTAGTAAAGTCAAAAGAAAAACATACTATATCAGAAAGAGACCCAAGTTTATAAGCATAAGACTCGTTCATTACAAACGAAGGTGCAGCATCTTCTATTATTTTAACATTGTATGTAGCACAAAGCACGCTAATTTTTTGTATATCAACTATTGTACCAAAATTATGTACTATTAATACTGCTGTGGGTACATGCAATTGAATTAAAGACTGAAGCTCTATTAAATCTATATTGCCTGTATCATCAATGTCACAATATATTACATTAAGCCCCATAAACCGTGGAGCATTGTGTATGGCTCTCCAGCCATACGCTGGGATGATAACTGTATCTCCTTGATTACACAGTGTATGAAATGCTATTTGTAATGAATCTGTGCAACAGTCTGTAAACTGCCAATGAGTTATAGGATTATACAATTTACAAGTAGCTTCTAACTGCTGATGTATAAGAGAAGCTTCCCTTCCATCTTCAGATTGAAAAGGATGATACATACCATCAGCTACTGCCCTTAGATAATCGTTACGATGAGCATCCATTCTCTGATCATGCGGCGTGCATACAATAGCCTTTGGCACTTATCCAATAGCTCCTATAGACCATTGCAAAGCATATTCATCAGTCATTTTTGAATTAATATGATTTTTATAGACACCGTCTTTGAACAGCATTAAGCAGGGAAATCTATCAGGAGTTCGAGAATGACGTTTATGTCTTGCATCATTTTCATCAGCTAACTCAGTTTCTAGATTTAATATATTATTTGCCAACATGCTCAATTGTGAGGTAAGATAGCTTTGTAATTCAGTTTTATCTGAGGGAACAAAAGCTACAATTTTATGTGTCATCAATAGATCCTTTTATCATTTCAATTTGTTCACTAAGAGTGTTAACAGTTTGTTGCAACTCTTGTACCATATGATGAAGATATTGAATATCTCCACCTTGATCATTAGCTACTTGCTTAATAGTAGCATTAACTTCTCTAATTTCTAATTTTAAATCTTGTGCAGTTATATACATTATTAAATTATACTTATTTATTTGTTTTAGTCAATATATCTATCAACTCATAATTTGGTATTAGCTTATACCATACTATGTGCTCTAAAAATCTTTGTTGCTTTTGGTCTATGCCAGGTAAAGTTTCTCTATTCCATACATCTTTGTTGTTTTGCATATTTTGAGATTTTAACCATGTTATAGCTTCATTACCCCATTGTTTACGCATATAAGATATAGCTTTTGGATATTGTAAAAAGTGTTTCCAGTTATTTTGCACAGGCTGATGCCAAAAATGTATACCATTACCTTTATATAATAAGTTACACCGTAAGTTTTTTGGCACTGTGTGACTGTCTAGATTATAAGTTTGCTTAATCCAATTAAACCATTTTTGATCAGGGTCACTAAAAGTTATAAAATGAGGAAAATGAGTCTGCATGTAAGGATGAACAGTATGATATCCATTACTATTTATTATTATAATTTTTAAGTTGTATTTAGTATGCAAAGTATCTAAGTATTTTAACATACTTAAATCAGAATATTGATCAAAAGAATGAGCTACTAAACTCGGATTGTCTATTACAGAGTTTATGTCTGTAAGTTTTAAATCTTTATTTAGTAGTTCTATAGACTTCATTAAGCAGTAGCAATGCGGTCTACTAGATCATTAGCAAAATATGGTTTCCATTTTTCTGTAACAGGAGCTAAAAGATCTTTTAACTTAGTCATCTGTGTACCATCAAGATTACTAAACAATTTAATACCTAAGTTATCTTGAACATCTTTATTTTCAGCAATGTAATCACCATCAGCTACAGATTTAATACGTTCTGCAGCAGCACATATTTTAGATGCAGTTTTAAAATGCTGTTTAGTTGCATCATCAAAACTATTCCACATATCTTGATTAGCTAATATAGTAGTTAAATACATAGAATGCCCTGTAGATAGTACATAGTTTTGATCTTTACGCGCATCTACATGATAGCGTGGAAGAGTTGTTTGACGTAAATCAGCTTTATCACCTGATGTAGCTTTACAGCCTAGTGCGGAAAAAATATCTGCTGATACTGCATGATTATGTTGTTTATTAGTTAGCATAGCTAAGTCATCTACAGTATTAACTGGTGTAGTTGAGGTCATTACACGAAATCCACCGGAGTAGGTAAACGATAGACCTTTAATATCTAAGCGTTCTTGTAGATGAGAAAGTAGTTCTTCACCCAGTTCTCCTTCAAATACACGAGTAGCATGAGCATGATCTTTAAATAAAAAAGGTAATCCTAGTGCTAAAAAGTTAGTTACACTAGACTGTGCTAGAACATCAATGTATAGCTGACTCATATGCACACGACCTGATTTAATTTCGGCAATAGGATCACAAGCCTTACCGTTATTATACTTATCATTATAGTCTTCTAGCTCTAAGATTTCAATCTCAAAAGCATTATCTGTTAGTTTATTAATCTCTTCTTCGAAATGCCTAGCAGTTCTTATAAATAGTTCGGCAGGCTCATGAAAGAGCAGCCATTTTAATTTATGTTGCATATTATTCTCCTTTATAGTAATTACTTAATACAGTATAATATTTTAGTAAAAAAGTCAATTTAAAAAGACATGGTTTTATAATCTTTACCAAAGTATTTAACAAATTGTTGATAACCATTATTCTGACCAGGTTGTCGATTAGGTATTACTGCTATAAAATCTCTAAAAAATATAAAATCTTTATTTAAACTACTAAAGTAAGCTGTTTGCTCTGTTAAATATGTTAATACTTTATCTCGTAATTTTTTATTTTTAACATATATATCAATAATACCGGCTCTAGCTACATGATATATATCTGCATCTTGTTTAGTTAAATTAAAAAAATCATAAGAACTACCACGAACATTTATTAATATACAAGATTCTTGTTGCCTAAATAATAAGTCTATACGGGTACCAAAACCTGAGCAATTAAATATAAAGTTAGTTTTAACAGTAGATTGTTCTACATCAGACCAATCAAAAATAACATTAGTTTTACTACTATGTTTATTCTCTACATAAGTATAAAAGGTTTGTCTATACTCTTCACTTACCCAATAAACTGGATCTATTGTTACTACTTGTTTATTTAACTTAGCACAGGTAGGAGCTATATAGTCAAGATCATTACCTGTAAACGTTCCTGATAGCACTAGAGGTTGACTGCCTAAAAACTTAGCAATTAGCTTACATGTTAGTAAAACTGTACTAGATGCCTGCCCATTTTCTGTAAGTATTATTTCTCTATTAGTTGATTTATCTAACGTCTCAAAATCCATTAGTATAGTCTGCCTTTATATTTACTGTAATCATTTATCCAAATTAGTTTTTAAACTACTTATAGGTTATATACATTCTTAAATTATACTTATTTGTGCATTTTAGTCAATCAAAAAATAACTTTGTGATTGCATGATGCTATAATAAGTTGTATATTAGTAGAATAATATTAATTGTAAGGAATACTCTGTGAAAAGACCAACACTAAGCGAAGCTAAAGCATTTTTCTATCAAAATGCTTCATTTGTAATGGATGACTATCAAGATATGTGTGAAGATTATGGAGAGTTCTTTGCTGGTAGATATATTATTGAAATATTAATTGACTATAAAATGAATAATGGAGAGAAAACAGTAAATGGTTAGTACAGCAGATTATTCTGATTGGGGAATTAAACGCACAATTCGTGAAGCTGAAAATGTTGCACGTTGGAATCCGTGGAAAGCTCATGAATGGATGAACGAAGCTCGTGATCGTATGGATTTAGATAATATGTTTTTTGATGAGTATGATAGTGCAGTGTGCCGTATCAATGCTCGCTGGAAATTAATCACTAAATTCAGATGGTATAATCCAGATGAATTTTGGAAAAAAGGAAAAGAAAGTATGGCCCCAAAACTTTTAGAACCTATGATAGACGAATCTAGGCTTTAAATTTTATATATTGCAATAGCACCAAAAGTGTGCTAATAATTAAGGAAAGAAAATGTATTTTAAACTTGTGTCAAAAAATGCTTATCGTGATCTGGTACGGAACGCGCGTCGTATAGCTATATCTCAGCTGAGTGATAGTGAGAAAAGCGAAGCTTTTGCAGAGCTATACGTAGTATTGAAAGACCGTCTCTTTGAGACAACACGTTCACTTAACCAAAGTCCTGCTTTTGCTGATCGTTGTAATTATTGGAACCAACGTGACATTGCTCAAATTGTTCCTGTGATAAATCCACGCAACCCTTGGTTGAGGTTCAAACGGGAGTTTGAAAATGCTTTGCAGTGCGAAACTCCGTGTATCGCAATGGGTAAAGCATTAGCATGGTTTTATGCTACCTCACATCGTGATGACTGGATTGCCTCCTAATACGACCGTAGGGAGTGTGCGGGCGCAGCCGGTAAAGCTGCGCCTTTTTTATAAGTGAAGTGAATAATGACAATAAAATATAATGACATGGTTTGGAAAATACTGCATGGTATGCCTATAGAAGTATTTGATGAAGATGATGAATCTATTTGGGAAAATGATACTTGGGAATTGGTTAATCCAAGAATTGAAGGTGATTATAAAGGTTCTAGAGATATAGGATCTGCAAATTTAGTTACTGCACTGAATTTACTTCATCAAAGACTATTAATTGAAAATAATACTGATCAAGATTCCATTACAAATATAAGTCAAAAGTTGTTCAGAACAATATTAGATGACTTTTGTGCGCAAAAAAAGATAAGAAAAAAACCTGAATTAGTAAGAAAAGATTTTAAACTTGTTAAAAATACCTTTAGTATATGAACATTCACAATATCCTAATATTTGGAAACCTAATGCTTCCTGGAATCGCAAACATGAGGTTCATTGGAATCCCCACTATAAAAGAGAAATACCTTGGATTATACAACAGTTTATTAATTATTGTAGCATACATTACTGTGATGAAGTAGATAGTTTAGATAATTTTATATACCCAGTTATTATGCAAGAACCGTATTTTCAATGGGCAGCTTTATCACAGCCTGATCATGAAAACTTTGGTTTTTGGTCTTTTATAGATAAACGAGTGATAGAATGTTTAAAAAAAGGTAAAGGCTATGTTTTAATTGATTGTACTATGGAACCTATTCGTGATGATCATATGGCTAATATTCTAGCCGCTTTAGATAGAGATACAGATTTTCCTAATAATAGAGTTATTATTAATTCTTTTTCAGATACTTTTATAGACCATCGTAGTATACAAAATCTTCCCAGTTTTTTAGAAATTACCTTTAGTTTTATGGGCCATAACTATAATAATCTTTTTTCTACTATGGAAAAAAAATTTCATATACACAGACCAGAACAATATAAAAAAATTCCTTATACAAAATATAAAGATTTTTACTCTATAGATAATGGTTGGCATACCCAGTGCTACGATAGGTCAAAAAATAATTATAGTACTCGTAAAGATTTAAATCCTACTTATAGCTTATTCAATCAAAGATCTGAAAAACATGCAGGTGCACTGCTTGCACTATGTATTTTAGATAAAGCTGACGTACTTAAAAATGGAGTTGTTAGTTCTAATATAGAAGAGTTTGATGTAGCATCTACATGGAAAGATATAGTTAATACTCAAGTAGTAGATACTGATTGGATGCGTGATTTTATTTTTCCATCTTTTAAACATGAAAAATATATTGAAAATATATTTCTTGATATTGGATATTATGCAAAAAAAGTTAAATTTAATTTAGTGATAGAAGCTTATTACCATAGCTATATATGTGAATGGCCGTTACTATCAGAAAAAACTTGGAGAAATATCGGGCTTGAAAAACCTTTTATAATGATTGGACAACAGAATACATTAAAAACTCTTCATAGACTAGGATATAAAACTTTTCATCCATATATAAATGAAAGCTATGATTTAATGCACGATGATAAAAGAGTACTGGCTGCTATGAAAGAGTGTATTAGATTGGCTAAGTTCACAGATGATCAGTGGAATAAATTTTATGAAGATATACAACCAATTTTAAAACATAATAAATGTAATTATTTTATGAGAGTTGAACAAACAGGCGATTTTTTACAAAAGTTAATTGATAATGAATATTGATTTAAATAAGTTTGATAACATAAGTTTATATAAAAAACATAACTTATGTTTTTTTGGTATAACAAAGTGTTGTAGTACTTCTATAAAAGCAGCTTTATTAAAACAATCAATCATTAACAAATATGCCCTACGTTATGATTATATTTATAATCATAAAGATGCAATGTATATATCTAAAAATAATAATTTTAATGATTATATAACTTTTACTGTAATAAGACATCCTTATATTAGAATTGCCTCTTTGTATAAGCATTTTATTATAAGAGATCCAAAAAGACTTTTTGAACTTTCTTCTTCGATTAAGGCAGTTAATGCTAGAGATATAACTTATTTTTTAGAGTATTTATTTGGAACTACAAATGATTACACATGTAATCACCATTTTAAGTCAATTAGTTCTTTTACAGTTGATACATATAATGTTATAATACCTAAGTTAGTATTTGATTTTGATAAAGATAACAACTCTTTAAAAACATTTTTAAAGTCTTTTGAATGTTCTATTGAGAAATCTAATGTTTCAAATACAGATTTGTTTTTTACTAAGAAACATAAACAACTTATTCAGAATCGGTATGAAAACGATTTTAATAATTTTAATTTTGAGGAATAATATGGAAGTAGCACTTAAAGCAGAACTAAGTAAAGAAATTTCAAGAATTGTGGATCTTATGATTCAAGGAGAAGCAATTAGAGAATCTATTGCAGAACTTAAAAAAGATATTAAAAATGAATATGGTATGCCTGTAGCTACCATCACTAAAGTAGCCACCATTATTCGTAAACAGAATATGGATGAAGAACAAGAAAAATGGGATGAAATTAAAGATTTTGTGGAAGCTTGCTCTTAATTAGGTCAGCTAATTTTTTATGAGACTTTGTTCCGGCATGTGATCCATCAGGGGCAAAGTCTGTATGCTTTTCTAAATCTAAATGATATTCAATATAATCATCTGTTAAAGTTTCTAACTCTGATTGTAAATGAGGAAAACAACAATGGTGTATCAAAGGAATCTTAGCTCTTTGGGCTAAGATTATTTGTTTAGCTACTGATGCTGCCCATATATGTTTAACAGTATCTTCATCTGAAAAATACAACATACCTGCGGCATGCCAAGCAGTTTGGTGTTTTTCTGTCTTTCTTCTAGTAGCTAATAGTTGTTCTGAAAAAATCCAGTTTTTATAATACTTTTCATTCCGTAACACATAATTTGCTACTAAAAAACCTTGAAGCATTTCTCTTCTATAATCCCATACATGCCACCTATATTCACTGGTATGTCCTACTATGATTAAATCAGGTTTTAGTTTGACAGCTTGTTCAATTTGTGTTGTAATAAGATATTCAGAAGCGCCGCTTTGAGCAAGATTTGTTATATCTTTAGATAATAAATATGGATAAGCTTGAGATTTTTTCTCAAGACCTTGGCCAGTAGTAAAACTATCCCCACAGGAAACTATATACATGAGTGATGAAATCTTTGTTGTAGGTAATTCTTGGTCTATACCAAGTTTAGAAGCACCCAAACCAGCCTTTGATATTTTAGGTCTAAAAAATAGATGGGAAAAACCTGGTGTAACTTTAGATGCTCAAGCTGAGTTTATCATAGATAATGATCTTGTCAATAGATATAAAGTAATTTGGTTAGTTGGTCATCATCATAGAGTAGATCCTCAAGGTAATGGTGATTATTTATTACCTTATTGGTGGGGGCCAGATGATAAGTGGGGAAAATTAGTACAAGACATTTGGTTTAAAAAAATAACTAAAATGCCTTGGTATTTAAGAACAAATGCTCTCTTTGTTAAGGCTGTTTTAGGAGTAGCTAAACCTAAAAATCTAATGTTAGTTCCTATTTACAGACCTAATATTGTTGATGAACCAATGATTAAAGATAGTGCGTGTATTTGGAGATACTATCTAAGAGATTTAGCTAAAGATTTTCCCGATGGGAGAGGTCATATAGATCAAGCTGGGCACAATTATTTAGCACCTCGTCTTGCTTCGGAGATACAATATAGATGGAAGATTTCATTGACCCTGAATGGGTAGATGCAGTAACAGTTGGTTATAACTTACAAATTGCTCAAGGCTCTAAAAATTTAGTTAATTATTGCATGAATCGCTATACAAGACACTCTTCTCAATGGGTTTGTCAAATTGCTAGAAAAACTGCAATACTTTTAAAACCTGGAGAAGGTTATGAGTGGCACTTTGATAATTTAGATTTTTATAATCAAGAACTAACTACATCAAGACCTGGACGTTATTGGACATACATGATTTATCTAACTCATGGAAAACCGTTTGAGATAGGTAGTTGGAATCCTAAATCTACTAGAGTTAAAGAAACTGATTTTTCAGCTCCTACACCAGAAAAAATATTAGCCCGCATATATCCTGAACCAGGAAAAACAGTATTATTTCCTTGTTTTATGGTTCATAGGATTCAACCAGTAGTAGACAATTATAGATGGGCTTTTGTAGACTTTATAGATACTCCTAATTATTTGGGAAAAACAAAAAAAGATTTAACTTCTATATTTAAAAGGTATTTTGATGAACATACTAGGGATAAGCTCATACCACCACGATAGTGCTGCAGCTGTAATAAACGATGAAACTATTATTGGTGCATCTCAGGAAGAGCGTTTTACTAGAAAAAAATACGATAATAGCTTTCCTATTAATACTATAAATTGGTTACAGAATAGTAGCAATGATTTTGATCATGCAGTATTTTATGAAGAACAATATTACAATCAATTTAAATCAGATATAAAAAAACTTACTAAAGCTAAACCTATATTAGTAGACCATCATGAAGCTCATGCTATGAGTTCTATACTCACTACTAAGTGGGATGAGTGTGCTGTTATGGTAATTGATACAGTTGGAGGTAAGTATTCTACATCACTTGGTGTTTTTCAGAATGGTAAATTTACTTGGCTTAAACGTTTTAGATATCCTAATTCTTTAGGATTATTTTATTCTGCTGCTACTAAATTATTAGGATTTAAACCTTTATCTGATGAATGTCAAGTAATGGCTGCAGCAGCTTATGGCAAACCAAAATGGCGACAGTTAATTAGGGATAAGATTTTACACTGGGATTATAAAGCTGACTATACAGTTCTACAAGATCTTGAAAGAGGTATTGGAGCTGGAACTCTAGATTGGGACATAGCAGCCTCTGTTCAAGATGTATTTGAAACAATATCTGCTAATTTAGCTAGTTGGTTACAGCAAGAAACTGGCATGACAAATCTAGCTTACGCGGGTGGTTGTGCTTTGAACTGTGTAGCAAATACTAATTTAACACTATGGTCTGGATTTGATGAGATAGCTATTCAACCAGCAGCTGGTGATGCTGGTTGTGCTTTAGGAGCAGCAGCTATAATTTCTAGACCTATTACTTTTACTCCTTATCTAGGAATTTCTTCTACAAGAAATTTATATGCAGACCATTATGCTAGTTTAATTTTAGATAATCAAATAGTTCCTATTATCGAAGGTAGAGCAGAATTTGGTCCTAGAGCTTTAGGTAATCGTAGTTTATTATGTTTACCAAATGATAAGAACATAGAAAAACTAAATAAAATAAAAGGTAGAGAAACTGACTCTTGGAGACCTTATGCACCTGTTATACGGGAAGAAGATGCAGATAATTATTTTTACTTAACAAAAAATTGTCCTTATATGTTATTTACTGGTACTATAAAGAATGGAGAATTTAAAACTCATAATAATACAGCAAGAGTACAAGTAGTTTCACAAACTTCAAATATTTTTTTATGGAGAATTTTAACATTAACAAGTAAGTGGGGATTTCCATTATTAATTAATACAAGTTTAAATGCTAAAGGAAAACCTATTGTTAATACATTAGAAGACCTTAGAGAGCTTGATTTATGATTTTACTTACTTATTTATAAAGATATTAAAGAATTGGAATATAATTTTGACTAACTGGACTACAATAAAAAAGTTTACATATACTACAGAAGTAGACACAGATACTCTTCCAACTGGTAGAACATATCATACTCCTGATGGATCATACCCAAGTATTACTACTATACTTGGTAAAACTTCTGACCAAACTTGGTTATTAAAATGGAAAGAACGAGTAGGAGAAGAAGAAGCTGCTAGAGTTTCTAAAGAAGCTACTGATAGAGGAACTTTAGTGCATGAGTATGCTGAAAATTATTTTAACGGTGAGGACATATGGGACAGATTAAGAGAAGAAAAACTAGATGTTAGACAGATGTCTAGAGATCTTATTAGAGCTACTGAACAAGGTGTTGAAGAAATTTGGGGACAAGAACAAGTTCTATGGTCTAATAAATATAAATATGCTGGTAGGACTGATATGGTAGGTATTTGGCGTGGGAAACCTACTATTATTGATTTTAAAACTTCTAAAAAGAAGAAAAATAATAAACAGATTACAGACTACTATATACAAGGATGCGCTTATGCAGTAGCTCATAATGAGATGTATGGTACTGGAATTAAGGATATTGCTATTGTTATGACAATTGACGGTAAAGATCCTATAATATTTGAACAGAGTGCTGTTCCTTTTTTACCTTTATTAAAAAATAGAAGGCTATCTTTTGATAAACTTAGTGAGATATAAAATATGTTTAAATGGTTACAAGAAAAATATGATGACTGGAAATTTGAAAAAGAGTTTCAAGCAAAGAAAAAAGAATTAATGAAGTCTGATCCTTTTATATATTATATGCCAGAAAATGAGGTACAAATTGAAGACTCGAAGAATAAGAAAACATCTTAAGCAATTTTTTGATGATAAGCAATTGACAATAAAAGAAAAGCAATTTATACTCGGCTGTATAAATGCGCAAAAAAAATTTCCACAACTAACTTCTAGACAATGGAGTATTATATGTGAGATAGAAGAGAGATATAAAAATGGCGAGCTACGAGAGAACACCATCGGGGAAAATTAAATATAGAGATATTACTTTTGATGGATTTAATAAGCCTAGACGTTCTAATAGAGAAGGTAAAAAAGGTATGGTATTAGCAAAAGATGGTGATAAGATTAAACTTATTCATTTTGGTGATGCTAATATGGGACATAATTATTCTCCTGAAGCGCGCGCCAGTTTTAAAGCTAGACATGGTAAAAATATTAAAAAAGGTAAAATGTCTGCTGCATACTGGTCAAATAAAGTATACTGGTCTGGACCTAGTGGTTCTAAAAAATCTCCGCCATCCTCACAGAAGCATGTAAAAGGAATAAAAAGATAATAAGGAGAATAAATGGAATTTAATTTTAAAAAAACTCATCTACAAGCTATACTACATAGAGAAGATTCTACTGATTGGTGGCAAGCTATGATGGAGATGTTTCCAAAATATGATATTACTACCCCTAGTCGTGTTGCTGGTTTTGTAGCACAAACTGCTCATGAAAGTATGAACTATAAAGTTCTCACTGAGAATTTAAACTACTCTGCCAAAGCTCTTGATGCAATATTCGGAAAATATTTTAAACGAGCAGGAGTAGATGCTCAGAAGTATCATAGACAACCTGAAAAAATAGCTAATCGTGTATATGCAGATAGAATGAAGAATGGTGATTATAGATCAGGTGATGGCTGGCGTTTTAGAGGTGGTGGTATTCTACAACTTACTGGCAGACATAACTACACAGAATTTGGCAAATCTATTGGAATGACTGCTGAAGAAGCTACTACATATGTGAGAACAAAACAAGGTGCCATTGAATCAGCATGTTGGTTCTGGAAAACTAATAATATTAATAAATATTGTGATGCTAATGATATTGTAGGTATGACAAAACGTATTAATGGAGGAACTATTGGTCTAGCTGATAGAAAAAAACATTATGCTCATGCAATGGAAATTTTAGGTGGTAATTATAATTTTCAAGAAGATGACGATGATGTTAAATATAAACTTTTACGAAGAGGTAGTAAAGGAGCTGCTGTCAAAAAATTACAAGAAGCTCTTGGAGTTTCTGCTGATGGCGATTTTGGTCCTGGAACTGAGGCTGCTGTAAAAGCTTGGCAGCGAGAAAATGATTGTACTCCTGATGGCATAGCTGGGCCTCAAACTTTAGGTAAAATATTTAAACCAGAGTCTAAATCTATTCCTAAGACTCCGCCCAAACCGGCACCTAAAAAAACAACTTTAAAACCTTCATATAGTAAAATCAGTACTAAGAAGTAATATGATGGGTGCAAAACTTAGTATTTCACTTTTAGGCATTATAGCTATTATAGGAGTTGCTTTTGCTTGGTATTTTAATAATACTCAGGCTAAAATGGCCATACTTATTGAAAATGCTGCTACACTTGAAAGTGTTACTAAATCACAAAAAGTAGCTATTGAGAATCTTGAGGCAGATGTTAAAAAGCAAGCGGCACTGTCTCAAGAGTTAAATTTACAATTGCAACAATCAGAATCAAATAACAAAAAAATAGCAACGATGTTAGCTGAAACAGATATAGTTAAAAATTCGTTGCTAGATCCTAAAGCAGTGGAGCAACGAATTAATGAAGAAATTAATATATATTTTAACAGTCTTCAGTCTCTTACTACTGATTAGTGGTTGTTCTCTTTTACAACCACAAAAAATTATTTCAGAACCAGTTGTAGTAAAATCTACAATAGCTATTGTCCCAAGACCAAGATCTATTAATTTATACAATGCTGATATAGTTGTTATAACCGAAAATAATTTAGAAGAGGTAATTGAAGAAGTAAAAGCTAATAACGGTAATTTTGTCATATACGGATTAACTCCTCAATCATTTGAAAACCTTGCTAATAGTTTTGAAGATATAAAAAGATATGTAGAGCAAGCTAACGATGTTATGCTCTATTACGAAAAGGCCGTTACTGAATAAGTTTCCTGCCCCCAGGAGAATAAGATGATAGACCCATTAACAGCAATTGCTGCGGCTAGTGCTGCTTATAAAGGACTGACCAAAATTGTGCAGGCTGGTCAAGAATTGGAGAATTGTACCGAATCACTAGGAAAATGGTTCGGAGCTCTCAATGATATTAATCGAGCAGAGCAACAAAGAAAAAATCCCCCATTACATGCAAAGCTCATGGGCTCTGGCTCTATAGAAGAAGAAGCATTTGCTATTCTTACTCATAAAAAGAAAATGAAAGAGCAAGAAAAAGAAATTATGTTTATGTTGAACATGAGATTCGGTCCTAACACTTGGGAGGAAATGTTAGAATTAAGAAGATCTATAAAAAAACAACGTGAGGAAACTATCTATGCTGCCGAAGAGTTTAAACATGCTATAATAAATGGTGTAATTATGGTAGCATTATCATTTGGTATTTTAGCTGGTATTTTTACAGGTGTTTGGTTAATCGGTTGGGCAGAAGGGTGGTGGTAACATTCAATGTTTGGTAAAGGTAGAGAAATAAAATCCAAGGCAGAATCTACTTCAAAAAAAGTATTACCAGTAATTTTTGAGGCAATAAAAAATTGCAATGCAAAAGGTGCAAAATTTGAAGAACATCGCATAGAACCTCCATTACGCAAAAATTCAAAAACATCACCATGTTGGGAGTTTTATGTTTTTTATGAGATTGAGAGTGGATTTAAATATAAGGAAATGTTGGAGGCAGAATTATTAACTGCAACCAGAAAATATCAATCTAAAAATAAAGTTCCTGATAATATCACAGATTTGGTACCATCAGTTTTAGGTGATAAAGGTATAAGAATTTCATATGGAGTATTAGATAGATGATAAAAATAAAGTGGTATAATTAATGTGGTTTTTTCTGATAAGTTCTATAGCTGGATCTATTATAGGATCAGCCACAGATTCTTGGTTTAGAGATACTAAACTAGGTATTTGGTTTTATAATAAAATAGATAGTTTATATACTTGGGCCTCTAAAAGGTATGGTATAAAACTTCTAACAGATGAGAAAAAAAGAATGGCTAAGTTTCCGGAGTTATCTAAAAGACTTAAAACTTTAGAACTTAGACTACAAGAAGCAGAAAATAAAATTAATATGAAAGATGCTGTTGTAGATAATACTATAGATTA